TCTTGCACTAAGATTCCTTTCTTTATACAAACTGGAGCCTTAAAATTACAATTAGTGCAAGCTGCGATTACCGTATATGTTGTTTCATTATCCATTTTATAACCTAAAAACAAGCTCCCAGTTGCCTCTGTATGAGCCAAACGACACTGAGTTGGTATTATAGTGCCCCTGCTTATTTTAAGCCTCCATATCGATTTGAGATTCTTTATCCCGCCATAATCTGGTTTTAACTACTTTTGTTTCTACGCTTTTGCTGTATCTCGTAAAAGGAGGAGATTCATCTTTCTTAAGATCAGCTTCTGCAAAATCAAAACTATTCAACCAATCGGTAAAAAGTGAATTAAGATCAACTTTTACTTTTGCAGTAGACTTTTTCACTTTTACTTTAGGATGTTCATAACAATCATACGTTTCTCGTTTCTTTGGATCACTTAAAACTTCATACGCCTCCGTACAGAGCTTAAACATCGCTTCTGCTTCTGGATTATTTGGATTTTTATCTGGATGATATTTTATTGCCATTCGTCGATAAGCACTTTTTATTTCTTCTTGAGAAGCATTTTCTGTTAAATCAAGAATAGCATAATAATCGAAACCAGCATCTTGTCTTCGTCTCATTTTCTTTACCTCACTTTCCATACCATTCATGGATTTGTTGAATTTGTAAATCTAACTCCATTTTGAATTTCTCATTTATAAGATCTACAAGTTGATTATCTATAAGTTGTAGAGCAACAGCTCTTCCATATTTTTTCTCAAGCTGTTGAAACATCTTGACAAATTTATTCCCGCTGATAATAGAATGAACAAAATTAGCAGCGACTGGCCTTTTTAATTTTTCTGCCAATTCGCCTTTTGTAGCTGGACGACAAGAACCCATTCCGAGATGTGGATTTTCACATCCAAATTCATCTACAAAGACACCTCGTTTTTGTGATTCTTTGAAACTCTCATCTCTTATAGCTTCTCGTTCTGGCGTGTGTCTTAGCTCTTCCATTCTTTAACCCTCTATAATATTATTACATTTTTTATTCCAAAGCTTACACCAACCTTCTTTATTATTATTACATATAGTGATATTATCAGATGAAACAGGATAACATTTTTCTTTTGATAGTGAATCATAACAAGAAGCTGGTTTTATCTCATCTTTCATTTTAGTATTCTTATATATGTTTTTATCAGCTAAAACATCTTCAGCCCAAAGTTGAACATCATCATACCAATGTACTGCTGCTAAATCAAGCAACACCCAAAGATTTGGAGAAAGACCTTGATTCTTACAAGCGATTTGAAAACAGTCTTCCATATCTCGTTTATAATAACCAATACCAGAACTTTCTTCACGATACTTTTGTGCATCGAGAATTGCTTGTGCTATTTTCTTTTCATCGTTCATTTTATTCTCCTGTTTATTTTAATTTATTGATATCCTCGCACTACGCTATCAAGGATTTGTCTCACATCTTGAATCGTCATTGCCATTAATCTTTTATTATTCACTCTCATTCTAATCTCTTGATCTATTGTGAGAGGAATAATTAAATCTGTGATCCGTACATTTGTCCGTGTTCCACGGCGATGTGCTCTATCCTCAGATTGTATTCTATCAACGGCCGACCAATTACAACTGAAGTAGATCTCATGATTAACATAAGTCTCATACTCATCAGGATGTTCAACATCGTAACCTAAAAAGTTCTGACCAAGACCAGCGGAAGCTGGATTAGCTATAAGGACTTTGCAATCTCTGTCACGATTGATAATATCTTCAGCGATCGCTGCATCTTTGGCTCTATAATCAGGATGGATTGTTTTATGATAGCCTGTATGTTTAATCCCCTCTGCTGTAAGTCTTTGACTAATAGCACGGATATCTTCGATGAATGTAGCCCAGACTATAATTTTACTATTAGGATCGTTTTGCCAATCCTCTTTTAATAGTTTAACAAGAGCTTCTATTTTAGGATTGCGTTTTGAAATTTGAAATATTTCGCCTCTTGTCCTTGTTTCTAATTCTAAATCAATTACATCATCTGTTTTTATAAAACCAGAACAAATTTGTGCGAGGCGAATAAGTTTTGTAAGGATGTGATCTACCGTAATCTGTTTTCCTTCTGCTTGTGCTACAGCCATCATGTCATCAATTTCAATAACTAATTTTGTAGCCATCTTCTTATATATTTCTGCTTGAAGAGAATCCATACTTACTTCATATAAATCGTAAACTTTATCTGGTAAATTAAGTTGTGCGTCCTTTTTAAGAATAAGGAATGCCAATCTTGCAAGCCTCTCTTGAATAAGTGGAATATTTTTGAACCCAGCTAATACTCGAACTCCGGAGCCATCTTCAGAATTTTTCCATCTACCATGAAAGGCTCTAAAATTCTCGAATGTAGAAAACCCGGATAAACCTTTCCCCAGCCATTCGAATTGTGCCCATAAATCAAAAATTACGTTTGTAATCGGAGTTCCAGTAAGAACCATTTTAGCTCTTGTATGTAGTTCATCAATTTTAATAACACTCTTGTAACGATTAGTTCTGGGATTTTTGATTTTATGGGATTCATCAATAACTACAAGATCCCATTTAATTCGTCTTAAAGCTTCCCAAATAGAACTTACGGAGTCAAGAGATAAAATACAAGCCGACCAAGCACAATCATCTTCGGAACGAAGACCGTCTATTAATGCTCTCACTTTAGCAATCTTACCACCACGAAGAATAGAGGTTTTACCCGGAACAGTAGCAAATCTTTCAAACTCTCGTTCCCAGTTTATCCTCACTTGTTGTGGAACTAAAATTAAAGCACGATACATTCCTTTTTCAGTTCCTAAGAGTTTACCAGCTTTCTTCCTTGCTCCCTCTAAACAGATTCTGTTAACAACGATTGGAGTTTTTCCGGTTCCTTGTTCCATAAATAAAGCATAGGAGAGTTGATTCAAACTGGAGAGTAAAGCTGTTTTTTGATATTCTGTAAGTGGGAGCTCCGGATGGTCAATAAAATCATCTGGCATCTCAGGAGCCTTTTTATGTAAGCTCCATTCTGCAGCGAGGATTGTATTTTTACTTTGAATGAGGAATCGCTTCAGTAAAAATGTATAAAGAAGAACGGCCTCTTCAGATTTGAAAATCAATTTATGATGAGGCCAGACATGATGTATTATTAAAGCAGTAAAATCAGTCCCTGCTAATTTCCATTTCCCATTTCCCATTTGTGATCGTTCTGGAATTCTGCGATACCAAAGAGTATTAGCTTGATGACTGGGATAATCGAAATACCTATCATCTTTATAATAGGCTCCCTCTGGTGTCGTGACATAAACTATGTCGTCGCTCGGCAGAACATTTTTAGGACATTTTTTAAGACATACAGCATGAACAATAAAACGATCCCCTTCTTTATCTACATCAACCTCAAGAAAATCTGTATCTTGAAGTGGAACCTCTTTAAGCGTTGTAGCCGTAGCTCGAGATAAAGGTTCAAGGATTGGAAATGCAGGAATCTTTTTTTCCATTTCTCTTCATTTCTGTTTTTATTACTTTTCTAATGCACTTAACTATATAAAGTATAACACACAGCTAAAATAATACAAGTAAAAAATAAAAATTTTTTCTATCGTTGTAAGTCCAGTATTTACAAGCACTTATGAGAGCTGGTTTTTACAGACTCCCAGTTGCCTCTGTACCAGATACCTACCTACCATAGTACCTAACCGAGGTCGTTTGGCTCGTACAGAGGGACTGGAGAGCTCGTTTTTTAACCTGCAAAACAGTATTCCCATATTTCTCAGCTTATGAGAAAAAATCCCCACTTTTAGAATAATTTGTAGATAAAATTTGCACTTCATCTAATATATGTTATACTTTATATAGTTAAAGCAAAAGTAAATAATTGAGGAAAAGAAAATGAAAACCAAAAATCAAAAATCAATCAGTCTAATCGAACGGCTTTGTGTTAAAACTGGTATTGAATACGAGATTATAATCATAGTACTTTTTGCTTATCTATCACTTCTATAACACTTCTTAACTCACCTTGTTCAATCTGCCGGAGTGCAATGCTCCGGCTTTTTTATTACGCCACTGTAAGAGTTCCAGAAGCTCCAGATTGTGCAGCAAGATTTCCTTTTAGCCATTCATCAGCAACTTTAAGAGTTCCACTTACTCCGCTCTGTCCTGCAGAAGAACCTTTTATATTAAGTCTTTTTATTATGAGATCATATATCTGCCAAGATGTATAAGTATCACGAACAGTCCAAAGTTTGACTCTTAATTTATCTTGCGTAGATCCAAAATCATTTATCTCCATCGCTTCTGTATAGGTATATGATTTACCTGTTAAGCCAGTTTCTTCTCTCCCCATCACAATTCCAGCTTCATTCCAAATTTGTAGCGTATAAGTTGCTCCAGCTTCTTGTCCATAATCTCCAGCGTATGTATGTTTCACCAACGTTCTTATTTGATCTCGATGAGTACGATCTCGATGATTCCAAGTTAAATTCAAATCATCATGAAAGAATAATGTCTTAATACTCCTATCATCAATTTTGAAATTTCCTGGCAAATAAGGTCGAATCATTCTACTATTAAAAGAGAGATAAGTAGGATTAGAATTTTCTTCGGTTGCATCTCCCTCCAATAATATTCCTTTTCCGGTTTTTGTTAAAAATTTTACCCGAGGACTATCACCTTGTGTATAATCTTTAGAAATTACAGGAGTAGCATGATCTACAAAATTCACAAACCAAATTCTATCTCCAGCAGAATGAACAGCAGGTCTTGTATCCAAAATACCTCTTGCTATTTTAATTTTTTCTGCATCTTCAGTATTATCTACTGCTAATATAAGCACAATTTCACTTTCTTCATCATTAGTAGGATGCTCTATAATAGCATAAGTATCTTCAGAAACTAAATCAAGATCTTGAACATTCTCTAATTCTATCCAATTACTTTCTAAATTCAGTCTCTCTAAATTATTTTTTAGAACGGCAGTAGATGTGAAACAACCGTTACCTTCATTATTAAAATCATAACTTGGACTAAGTTTCACCAATAAATCAAACTCGTAAGAATCTGGCGTAGTTTCTGGTTTTGCAGCTAATGCGAACATTAAAGCAATATTATCATCCATAATATTTACAACATCTTGTCCGAGACCATAATTACATAAATGCCAATAAGGTACTTCCATTAAGAATCTATGAGTTGTATTTACTGGATCATGGACGGGATCTGTCCATTGTGTATCAGGTGGATCTTCAATAACAGTGCAAGCTGTCCCAAAAACATCTTCACAGCAATTAAGTATAATTTCGTTTTTGGTTAAATGCCCATAATTAACCTCTAAAACTCTTACGATCATATTTACAATACCAAGATTACTCCATGAAAGTTTGAATACATCATTAGGTTTTAGATGTGCCATTTGACGATTTGCTTTTATTCGCATACTTACTAACATAGAAGTAGCTAATTGTAATTCTCGAGCAGCAACTTTATTCGCAAGTTCTTTATTACAGATAGAATAATAATTAAAAGTGGTATCTATTACTTTTCCTCCTTGTTTTATTATCATAGCAGGATCAGGAAGAGTAATAGATCTATTCTTATCCCAAATTTTATCATACCAATTTATAGTTATTTGATCTACAACCTCTCCAAGTCCTGGTTTACTAAAATCTTCCATCTCAATAATTTGATCTTCATTAAAAGATTCTAAATTCTCAATATCATAATCGTCTCGAGTTAACCCTATTTCCCATTTACCTGTTGATAAATTTTGGTAGAGAGAGCCAGCAATAATCTGTAGAATTTTATCAATAAAATCATCCATAGCAGAACCATCATCCCAGATAATTGATAAACCATAACCTTCTTCTTTTAATTTATCTGCACAAGCCTTGAAATTCTCATCGTTAATATCACCTTCGCTAAATCCTAATCCCCATTCTTTATCTATCAAGCATTCTCGTATTATATGGATTGCATTAAGATCATCCCCAGTAAGTTCTCCTGGACGAATTATATGTTTATTGCCGATCGTGTACCATTGAGCAGTCCCATTAACAAGTTTATTAGTTCGTTTTATAAGAAAGCTCCAAGGTTTAAGATAAGCACTTGTTCCTATATAAACTTGCTTCAAAATTACACTAAGAAGACCTCTATATGCAGAGATATTTGTACCAAGTCTCTTTTTAAGATAACTATTTCGTCCTTGATTAGCCGCTCCATATTGTATATCTACAAAGCCTTTTATGCCTCCTTCTTTTCCAATATCAGTACCACCAAAAATATTAAGAGCATTTATAAATTTTGTTTCATCATTCGCACTCGCATCTGCTGCTTCTATATTAGGCTTGTCAGATGATGGCCAAACGCATTTCTCTCCAACCCAGATTTGTTTTATACCATCTGCATTCGCATAACCACAAATAAAATGCACACCTAAAAAATATACATAACCTACAACTTGTGCTTTAGTTCTCCCCATCCCACAAAACCCTGAAGATCCTCCTTCTTTAATTGCATTTGCTTTAAGATCACCATACCAAACAACATTAGGCCCTTTCTCACGTCTTTTACCGAAAATAACTTGTATAGAACGTCCTTCTTCTGCTGTTGGGATTTGAAATTCTTCTAATCCTGCTGATCTTGGCGGTTTTGGTGGCTTTGGTCTTAAAACATAAGCCAATGCAATCATTATCGCTAATTTAATTAAAAATGCAAACATTTTAATTCCTATAAAGCTACTGAATCTCCAACGAAGGGATTTTTATTAGGGATGAATTCTTGCCCTCCATAATTTATTTTATTATTGAATTTATTATAACAAGCAGAACCAGAATGATCACAACCTGCATAAGCGTTAAAAGACATCCCCACTTCTAAAGAAGAAATTTTATGTGTTACTCTTATATAATTACCTTCATGCCAAGTTATCGTTCTGTTTTGATTATCTGCTTCAAATAATCCACCACGAAACCACATATTACTTTCAGTGCCAAAAATTGTAGCTTCAATTTTTGTTCCATCAATTGATATAATTGTTCCAGAACGAAGATAATTTGCTTTCAATAAAGCACATCTTGTAGAATATATTGGATAGCCACAAGATCGTTGAAATTTTCGCATTAAACCAGAACGTTTCAAACTATTAGTTTTTGGACTGGCTATAATATTGACAATCTGTGGTAAAAATTTTACTGTATAAACATAGCCTTTCCAATACTCTACAAAATCAAAAGCACCGTTTGATTCTAAAATTCTATGCCCTCTATAAACTGTTAATTCTGTGACATGTTCAACTGGAGTAAAAACAAAAGCGATTGCGAATTTATTTGTTCTGTCCACTTCTATTTTTAATAAGCTCTTTAAAGAATTAGAAGTTAACTCTCTATCCCCTCGACGAATCAAAGCTGGTTCGTAAATTCTTGCTGCATGAGTAATAGGGATATCGCTACTATTGTAAGCCCAATAATCATTTCCTCTTTTGAAATAATACAACTCTACTGGTTCACCACGGATTAAACTTCGTTCTTTTGTGATATAACTCATTACGGCACTCTTATCAAATTAGGTCTACATTCACTTCGATGAGCAAAAGGCCAATTTATTTCAACTCTATCTGAAGCCAATCTACATTTATCTATAAAGCAGATCTTACAATCTCCCAGATTCACTGTCTTACCTAACGAAGCATTAATATCAATTTTCTCTTTTGTTTCGTCTATCTCTGTTATAACTGTAATTTTTCTAATAAGTAAAGTCTTATCAGGAAAATAAAAGCCTATATAAGTTCTAAGCTCATTAGCTCCCATATTTATTGCGAGTTTTATATTCTCTACATAAATATGTTTATCTGTACTACCTATGTTTTCTTTTAGTGTTAGATCATCTCGATAAGTAGGAATAAGAACTGCTCTTTGCCTTCCGTTGAGCCAGTGTAAAAATTGCCTCAACTCCCAAGAGCTCTTTTTCGTATCGTTGTAGAATATGTGATTTTGAGTTAAGAGATTAAACTCTTTATCACTTCGCACTTTGAAAATACCAGTTTCAAAATCGTTAATCTCAATCTGGCCGTCGCTTTCTTCTTGATGAGTCTCAGCCATATAAGATGGAGTAGTTAGCACTTCTAAAATTTGAAAATTATCACCAACTACATAATTAGTAGTACCAGCATTTATTTTGAAAGCAATTTTTCCGTTATCGTAAGGAGTTCCAACAACCGCTTCAGTCATTTCACCACTAATAGATCCTTTAACAGAGAATCTCCCTGCTGGAGCTCCGCCCGGAGTTGTGCAAATTATTTCCCAAATTTCTGTAGGAGTTCCTTCCGCAGAAACA